GTAGAATTTAATTTACTGCTTGACTTCAGGGGTGTTTTGAACCCAGTTGTAATTCCTGCTGATCCAAACGGTGGCTTTATCAATATCGGAATTGATTTACCAAACGGAGCTGCAACTGGAATGATTACGACAACTCATAGCGATGTACTAATTGAGCCAGCTGAAATAGAATTCTCACAAAATGTCAAGGTTACATACGGAGCAGCACCGGTGCCTCAAAATTTGGTAACAGAAAAATCAAAGACGTTAATAACGGAAGATGGTTTACATTTGGTTACAGAATATAGACTGGATAGCTCAACTATCATACTTGATGTGGAAATCACGATGCTAAACGGAGACATATTGAATAGAAAATATTATTTAGTTCAGGAATGAGTCGCATAAAAAACATACTGGAATTACTAAGTCTTGACAATTACTACGGAATACACCCTGCGATTGATCAGGCAAAAGGCATTGATAAACTACCTGAGACGTGGAGAGAACTTAAGGATATAGCCAAACGTAAAGCAATTCAAAACAGAAAATGGAAACAGAAGTAATAAATTTACAGTTAAAGACCAACTCAGGGGATGTCCAAAAGCAATTCACTAAGCTCCGTGATGCTATAAAGGAAACCACTCAGGAAATTGACGAGCTTACCAAAGAATTTGGAGACAACTCCGATGAGGTTAAAGCTGCTACGGATAGGTTACATGGATTGCAAAGCGCATACGAAGGACTTAGTCAATCCGCTACGGATCTTGGAGCTAAATTCGAAGATGTATACGGAGAAATGCAACCGCTTACAGCTCGTATGGGCGAAGCTGAAGATAGGTTGTACGAACTCTCGCTAGCAGGTAAGACAGCCACAAAGGAATATCAGGACTTACTAGCTGAGGTATCTCGATACAGACAAGCTCAGATACAAACCGACATGGTTGTCGATGCCGCTGCTACTACAATGGCTCAGAAATTGGGCGGTGCTTTGGGTGGAGCTGCATCAGGATTTGAATTGGTTCAAGGTGTGATGGGTACATTTGGTGCTGAATCCGAAGAGGTAGAAAAAGTGTTGCTTAAGGTTCAGTCAGCAATGGCTATTTCACAAGGTATTCAGGGAATCAAGGAAGCGATACCTGCGATTACTGCCTTCGGAACAGCTATCAAAACTCAGGCAATTACAGCTCTGTCTACATTAAAAGGTGCATTGATAACTACTGGAATCGGTGCGCTTGTCATAGCTTTAGGTTTTGCGGCAAACGCTATGGGAATGTTCAGCGATGGTTCTGAGGATGCGGAAGCTGCTCAAAAGAAACTAGACGACCAATTAGAAAAAACGAATCAATCTCTCGAGCAACAAAGAAACTTTTTCGATAAGCTATCAGTAGCTATGGAAGAAAGCACTCGCAGACAAGTGCTAGCTGCCAAACAAAGAGGAGCAACCGAAAAGGAAATTACAGCGATAACTGCACAAGGTATCGAGCGCAGAATCCAGCTACTTAAAATCGAAGAGGAGCAGGCCAGAAAAACTTTCTTACAAAAATCTAAGGATCGAAATGCTAGCGCAAAAGAATTTGAAGCTGCAGATAAGGCCTATCAAGACGCTATAAACAGAACGAATGCCTTACAACTTCAACTTGATGAGCAAAGGCAAGCAGAAAAGGAAGCTCAGGATCAAGCCAATAAGGACAGAGCGAAAGCTGCTAAGGAAAAACGAAATGAAGAGCTTGCACAACTGAAGCAATTTAATCAGGAAGCTAAGGACATTTTTCTTACTGAAGAGGAGAGAGAAATCAAAGCAATACAAAATGGATATGCTGAAAAAATAGCTCTAGCGAAAAAGTACAAGCAAAGCACTGAAAATTTGGAGCTGGCTCAAATGAATGAAATCAATGACATTCGTAAAAAATATCAGGACCAGCAGTACGAAATCGATAAGCAACTTCGTGAGAAAAAACTTCAGGAAGAAAAAGAAGCCATGCAAAAACGAATTGATCTTGAAGATGCTCAATTTCAGAAATTGCAGGAGCTTACCCTTTCAGAATCTGACTACAAAATACTTCAACTTCAACAGCAATACGATACCGAAATTGCACTCGCTGAAAACAATGTTGAGCTACAAACAGCACTTACGCAAAAGCTACAAGACGATATTGCGGCTATCAATAAGGAAGCTGCTGAAAAGCAAAAGGAACTAGACGATAAGGCAGCGGAAGATGCTAAAAAAACGCATCAGGAAAAGGTTGATAGAATCATGGACTATGCTAGTACATTCACAGATGCTATGTCCGGACTTAATGATGTTTTGAATGCAGCTGACGAGGAGCGACTTAAAAATGCTGAAGGAAATGCAGCACTTGAAGAAGCTATAAAAAAACGCATGTTTGAACGAGATAAAAAACTCCGTATTGTTCAGACTATCGTGGATACAGCATCAAATGTCATTAACTCAGTTAGAAATAATGGGGGTGTGCCAGCAGGTATTCCGTTTGGTATTGCAGCAGGGGCTATGGGGGCTATGCAAATAGCGGCAATTAGCAAAACTAAATACGAAGGGGGTGGCTCTACTGGTGTGAACGATGTTAGCGCAGGTTTATCTGGTGGTCAAATGGCTCCTAGCTTTAATGTTGTTGGAAATTCTGGAGTTAATCAATTAGCGGCACTTCAGCAGCAACCTATTCAGGCATATGTCGTAAGCGGTCAAATGACAACTGCTCAGGAACTAGATAGAAATAGGATCAAGGCAGCGACTTGGTAAATACAACATATTAGAAACAAATAGTTATTGAATTATGGAAAAAGAACTTCAAGAAATAGAACTAATCTTAGACGAGAAACGTGGTCTTGATGGAGTGTACGCTATGAGCGTGGTTTCTGATCCAGCTATGGAAGAATGGTTCGTAAAAATGTCGAAGCACCCTCAGGTTATGTTAAAGCAACTCGATGAGGAAAAGCGTATCATTTGCGGACCAGCTTTGATACCTGAAAAACGCATCTACAGACGAGACGAAAAGCTCGGAGAATATAAAATCTACTTTAGTGCTGAAACGATCCGCAGGGGAGCTGAAATCTTTTTAGAAAAGGCACGTCAGGCAGAAGCTACTATCGAGCATGAATCCGATGTTGATGGACTCGTGGTTGTGGAAAGCTGGATTGTGGATAACAAGGAAATGGATAAGTCAACTCACTTAGGATTTGATGTGCCAAACGGAACTTGGATGATTACAATGAAATGTCATAACGGAGAGGTTTGGGATAAAATCAAAGCAGGCGAGGTAAATGGTTTTTCTATTGAAGGTCGTTTTGCAGATCGAATGATGCTTCACAAACAGCATGCTGAAATGTCAACTGACTCCGATGAGGATGAGGTAACTATTCAACAGCTTAAAGAACTATTCAAAAAATACTACGATGGCAAAAAGAAAAACCGCAAGTAGAACTTCTCCGAGAACTAGCAAGCGTGGATGCTTGTGCGAAAACGGAACATACTCCAGCAAATGTTGTGATGGTAGTTTGCAAGCGCAAGGAATAGGTAGCTTGAATATTCCTATTGACAATACCGTTACAAACCTAAACACCGTAAGAACCTTAAATTAATCATATGAAAAACGTACTTCAAAAAATGGCTCAGTACGAGCAAAAAGAAATCGAAACTAAATTATCAGGTCATGATATCAGTCTTAGTTCTGTAAGCGAATTGGAAAAAAACTTTCCTATTGCTGTTAAAATGGAAGCTGAATTTGACGCTCAGGTAAAAAAAATTAAATCAGATATTGACCTTGCATTAAAAAATGGCAAGAAACTCGGTGACTTACTTGGATACATGACTGACAGAGTTTTTGAAGTGAGAGTGCAGGCAGAAGAACTTGGATTAGATTATGGTGATTTGCCAATTATGGATAAGATTTTCAAATCTAGACTTGATGAAACTAGAATTGATGATTTAGTTGACAAATTGGAAGCTATCAAATTACCTTAAAATACAACAAAGAATCTATTCATAGTTATATAGTAAATTAATAGAAATGGCAAATAAGAATAAACTTATCAATTCTATTGCAGCGTTACTCGGAATGAGCGTTGAATTAGAACAAATGAAGCTCGTTGATGGAGCAACCGTAATTGAAGCGGATGCTTTCGAAGGTGGAGCAGCAGTATTTGTAGTTACAGAAGAGGGAAATGTTCCACTACCAATTGGAAACTACGAACTCGAAAATGGTCAAATCTTGGTTGTTCAAGAAGAGGGTGTAATCTACGAAATCAAAGAAATGACTTCTGAAGCTGAGGAAGAAATTCCAGCTGAGGGAGAAATGAAAAAGGACGACATGAGCGATGCGCCAAAAACAGCTAAACGCACAATCGAATCCATCGTTAAGGAAACAGTTTTCTCAAAAGTTGAGGAGCTTGAAGACGAAAACGAAAAATTGAAATCTGAAATTGCTGAACTAAAAAAAGCAGTTGAGCTTGCCAGCCAAAAGCCAGAGGCACAAGAAGTTGAATTATCTGAGCAGCCAGCAGCAAAACCAATCGTTCACAATCCAGAAAACAAATCAGAAGCATCTGTAATCAAGTATGCAACTAAGCGTACTCGTACAACTATGGATGCAGTATTAGAAAAACTTAGTAAATAACAATTTAATAATTAGAAACAATGCCGAATCCTAGTCCATTCACTACTACCTACGCAGGCGAGAAAGCTGGTAAATATATCAGTGCTGCGTTACTTTCCGCAAACACCTTAGAAAATGGTGGTTTGACAATCATGCCAAACGTAAAATACAAATCTGTCCTCAAAACATTTGAAATGGACGGAGCTGTACAAGACGCATCTTGTAACTTCAATGACGAAGCTACAATGTCTATTGGCGAGCGTTATATCGTTCCGAAGGAGCTACAAACAAATATCCAATTATGTAAATCTGTGTTCAGACAAGATTGGGATGCTTTGGAAATGGGTTTTTCTGCGTTTGACGTTTTACCAAAAACTTTCCAAGACTATATGTTAGCGTATGCTGCTAACTTGACTGCTCAGACAACTGAAACAAACCTTTGGACTGGTTCAGACGCTGTTAACGGTCAATTCGATGGTATCTTAACTAAACTCACAGCAGGTGGTGGTTTTATCGATGCAGGTTCAGGTGCTGTATCGGCTTCAAACGTAGTTGCTACTTTAGGTGCAGTACTTGACGATACTCCTTCACGTGTATACGGAAAAGAAGATCTTAAATTGTATGTTGCTCCGAACGTATTCCGTGCATATATCCGTGCATTAGGTGGTTTCGCTTCAGGTGTAGGCGCAGCAGGTGTTAACAATCAAGGTACAACTTGGTACACTGGTAACGCAAACGCAATTACATTTGATGGTGTAGCTATCTTCATGGCAAATGGTCTTCCTGACAACACAATTTTGTGTTCGCAGACTTCGAACTTGTACTTTGGTACTGGTTTGCTTTCTGACTTCAACGAAATCAAATTGATTGACATGGGACTCATCGACGGATCTCAGAACGTCCGAGTGGTAATGCGTTACACCGCAGGTACTGAGGTTGGTTTCGCAGGAGACATCGTTACTTGGGGTCTATAAGATTGACACTACGAGGGGTGGCGTTTGGTAAGTCCACCCCTTACTTTAAATAACCTTCAAAAAATTAAATTATGTCTTGCGATATTGCACACGGTAGAGTAGAAGCATGTAAGGACAGCATTTCAGGTTTATTGAATATCTATATCATCAATTATGGTGACTTAGATACTCAGGATATCACTCCAAACCCAACGAATGATGACGTTATCGATGCTTGGACTCCAGCCACACAAATCAGTTTGTACAAGTACGAACTAAAAGGTGCGAATGGTTTCGAGCAAACTATTCAGACCTCACGTGATAACGGAACTACATTCTTTGAGCAAGTGCTTACGGTACAGCTTAAAAGACAAGATGCCGAAACTCACAAGACTGTTAAGCTCTTAGCTTATGGTCGCCCTCGTATCGTTGTTGAAACTCGTACTCACGACTTTTTCCTAGCAGGTTTGGATCAAGGATGTGATGTTACTGCCGGAACTATTTCTAGCGGTACAGCTATGGGTGACTTCAACGGATACAACCTTACTTTCACTGCTATGGAGCAGGCCCCAGCTAACTTTTTGACTTGTCAAAATGAGACTGACCTTGCTAACTTGTTCGCCACTTCTGGTGGTGTAGACGCAGCGATTGTAGATAACTAGGATTCACGTCCATATCATAGTCAAAGAAAGGCAGGGTTTCGACTCTGCCTTTTTTGTTTCAAACAAATAGCAAAACGCAGGTTATTAATACATGATAGTACTCGGAACTACTTTAGGAAATCAAGTTTGTAGCATAACACCTCGCAGTGCTTCAATCGACCAATGTGTATTTCATGACGAAATTGAGAACACGGACTTTGATGTTACTATTGATGCTGTCAACATAGAAGCATACTATGTAGATCTAGTCTTGGACTTCACTACACAAACACAGCTTGTCGAAAATAGGTTTTACATGATGACTTTATATGATGATGCAGGCGCAGTATTGCTTAAAGAAAAGGTATTCTGCACTGACCAACCTATATCTACATTCAGTGTGAACAAAGGGCAGTATATATCGAATAATAGTGCCAACCAATTTATTGTATTAAATTCATAGCATGAATCAAGAAAAGCCAGCTTACAAAAATAGTATTCACATACTCGAATTGTCAAAATATGAGCCACCGAAAGTGGTTGAAAACAATAAGCATGAGTGGGTTGAATGGGGATCAGAAAACGATTACTTTGACTTCCTTATAGACAGATACACAACCAGTCCTACAAACAACGCTGTAATTAACAATATTGTTCGTTTGATATATGGTAAAGGACTCACAGCTTTAGACGCTTCTCGTAAGCCAAATGACTATGCTGTAATGATTAAACTTTTCAGTAAGGAAACTCAGAAGCAGGTTATTACTGACTTGAAAATGCTTGGTAACTCAGCTATTCAGGTAATTTACAACAAGCAACACACGAAAATTGTTCAGGTAGAGCATATTCCTACACACTTGATCCGAGCAGGAAAATGTAACAAGGATGGAATTATCGATACCTACTTTTACTCAGAGAATTGGTCAGATACGAAAAAATTCCCACCGAAACCTATAGCGGCATTTGGAACTTCGAGCGATGCTATGGAAATCTTGTACATAAAACCGTACTCTGTTGGGATGAAATACTATTCGTATCCGGACTATCAAGGTGCAATTCCTTACGCTGTACTTGAAAACGATATTGCGAACTACCTAATTAACGAAGTGCAAAATGGTTTCTCTGGACGCAAGGTAATTAACTTCAACAACGGAATTCCCACACCTGAGGAAAGAGACATGGTAGCTCAGGAAGTGTACAATAAGGTATCTGGACCAGAGGGGTTACCGTTTATCATTTCATTCAATGATGACGAAACACGCAGAACTACGGTTGAAGATATTTCAATGGACGATGCGCCTAGTCACTATGAATACCTAGCAGAAGAATGTATGCGAAAAATCATGCTCGGACACAATGTAACCTCTCCGTTGATTTTTGGTATTGCTACAACTACTGGCTTTAGTTCAAATGCTGAAGAACTCGAAAACAGCTTTGTACTATATGACAACATGGTAATTCGTCCTTTCCAAGAAATGATACTTGATGCCTTTGATAAAATTTTGGCATTCAATGGAATCACTTTGGATCTGGCTTTCAAAACACTTAAGCCACTAGAATTTTCAGGTACAGAAACCAAAACAACTTTGTCAAAGCAGGACTATTTACATAACCAGCTTGCAGATGGAATTATAGAACTCGGAGAAGTGGTTGACGAAAATTGGATTTTAATAGACGAATACCCAGTTGACTATGAATCTGACGAGAACGACAACGAAATGCTCTCAAAAGAGCTGAAACCGTCCTTTCTAAGCAAAATATACAAGCTCATTAGTACTGGAGACAACCGACCTAACATTCGAAGCAGTCAGGATGAGGTTATTGATGGAATTAAATTCATAACTCGATACGTTTACGCAGGAAACCAAACCCCTGAGCGTGAATTTTGTCGCAAAATGATGCAAGCGGAAAAAATTTACCGCAAAGAAGATATTGTTCGCATGAGCAATCAGGTAGTGAACGAAGGATGGGGTCCCAGAGGAACGGACACTTACGACATTTGGAAATACAAAGGTGGTGGTAACTGCCATCATTTTTGGATGAAGCGAGTGTACGCTACTTTTTCAGGAAAGGCAATCAATGTCGAGGATAAGAAAAATCTGAAGGTAATTGCTGGACGCAAAGCCGAAAAGCTCGGATATGTAGTCAAAAACCCTGACTTTGTAGCTAAAAGACCAGTCGATATGGACAATTATGGATTTTTACCTAGCAACCCACAACCTAAACGAGCAATAACGAAATAACATGGCAGAAGCACTTTTAATTTCTCGAGACGATATCGTAAAATTCACAGCCATGAATGGCAACGTGGACACGGACAAATTTGTGCAATTTATCAAGATAGCTCAGGACATTCACATTCAGAATTTTTTAGGTACTAAGCTACTCACTAAAATTCAAAACGACATTGAAGCAGGTACACTGGCAAATCAGTACTTGGATCTTGTCGTAACATTTGTGAAGCCGATGCTGATCCACTGGGCGATGTACGAATACCTGCCTTTCAGCTTGTATACGATAGCAAATAAGGGTGTGTACAAACATAGTTCAGAAACTAGCGAAACTGCTGGCAGAACGGAAATTTCAATGCTCATGGACAAGCAGAAGCAAATTGCTCAGAACTACACTGAGCGTTTTATTGACTACATGATGTTCAACATGTCTCAGTTTCCAGAATATAACACGAACAAGAACTCAGACGTGTACCCTAGTACTAACAATACTTTTAACGGATGGTATCTGTAAAGAAAAAGCGAAATTCTATACCTAAGGTAGAGAACGTGTATAAATTAATGAAATATCTTAACATAAACGAGGATGAACGAAATAGGATGGGGCAAAGGAGTCCTGAACGAAATAAGCTGGGGACTAGGAGCTGACGAAGGAAA